TATTTGTGGTTCATTGAATCAAAGAGCTTATTTCTTTACATTATTTGATTCTAGTTATACGTTTCGTGATAAGGTTAAACTTATGACGTACGGTGATGATAATATTGGTTCAGTGAGTGATGATATACCTATATTTGGTATTCAAGGTTTATCTCGATTTTTGGGTCAGTATGGACAAATTTATACTATGCCTGATAAGGAAAGTGAATTGACAAGGTTTTTACCATATGATCAATTTGAATTTCTTAAAAGGAAAAGTGTTTATTGTCCAGATAAGGGCTGTTATATTGGTGCTTTAGCTGATAAGTCTATATTCAAAATGTTGCATTGTTATATGCGTGATAAACATACACTTGATACACCTGAGTTGGCTTGTGCCAAAAATATAGACACTGCGTTACGAGAGTGGCGCAATCATGGTCGTGCCGTTTATGAATGGCGACGCGATCATATGAAGGACATTGCATCTAGATCAAATATGTTCCATTTGTGCACACAATTGGACGTTGATTATGATGCAGCTGTCGAGGAGTGGAAATGTAAGTATATTTCCAATTATGAGGGCCATCATCAACCCTTACAAAATGATGAAAGCAGTAATTTCTCTGCTTGTGGAACATAGCAAAAGAAATTGTGTGTATTGGATACCATGTCATACGAAAATATTTCGTAGCCGTATGATATAGGCTTGCACACAAGGTTTAGGGGTTTTTACCTCGGTCTTGCCAACCAACAACGAAATCAAGCTATTGCGTAATGAGTGTCGCGTGGTAGCTTGTAAAAATACCGCACTTACTAATTCTTATAAAATATCAATGAGAACCCTCCGTAGATCGCAAAAATTATTACGGGAAAGAGGATTGGAACATTTTTGCACGAAAATCCCTAGTAATAAGTATGCCAGAAGAGAATACTTTTGGCAAACTATTAATAGGGCGAAGTTTACAAATGTCGTAGATCAGATTGAGTCAGGTTTTGAACCACAATCTGCGATATTTGAAACTGTACAACCACTTAGTCCACTTGATTGTGTGGCTAAAGAATTAGATGATTACAGTCATCGTCTAATGAAAATGCCTATTGTATATCCTATCACATTTAGTGATGATTTGGAAAAGCATTGTGGTGATGAAGTGACTGTGGACGATGTATTGGATCAATATGAGTTTACTGATTTTGATCCCAGTACGTTAGTTCCAGACCCTACCATTGGCAGTTGGTACATTAGTAAATTAACTAATGGACCTATTTTAACACGCTTGGGCATGAGTCGTTATAGACATGCCATGGCGGATTTCGAGATGGCGGGTCAAATACCATTGGTTACTTATCTTGTTAATTTTCAAGATGCTGTAGCGATGGTAGTTTTGCTGGAAGAGTTTTATGAACCACATTCTGGACCAGCAGACGCAACTATTGGTGACAATGGATTGCAAACACATACAGATAATCAACAAATAACTTTTGGAGATTCCGATGCCGGATATAATTACCATATTGAAGATTTTGTTGATGATGTTCGCAAGTCACGTGATGAACGTGTAGCTATGTTTAAGGACTTCCTTAAGAGACCAATTAGATTGAATGCTTATAATTGGCCTGTAGGGAGTGATTTTTCAGCAGATATTAATCCTTGGGATGATTATTTGGCGAATAACACTCGTATTAATAATAGGATATCATTCTTTAATATTGTACGTGGTAAATTATGTGTTAAGTTTGTTGTTAGTGGTACAGGATTTCATTATGGACGTATTTTGGTAAGTTATATGCCATTACATCGATATGATGAATTGTCTGGATTCTCAAGTCTTATACCTGAGAACACTGTACAACAATCTCAATTGCCG